GCACGAGATGTCATTGGTGATCGCTGGCCAGAAGCAGAACCAGCAATCATGCGAGATCCTTATTGGGCATATCGTTATGCACGAGATATCATTGGTGATCGTTGACCAGAAGCAGAGTCATATGTGAACTACTGCTGAGCCACGACTCTTGTGGTTTTCTGTGGAATGACGATAAATAATCTTACTATGAGTGTAGATATAAACCTAGTCAAAAAGCCATACAAAAAGATAACATACACGCAAACGATGATAGAAGAGCTATCACAGTGCATGAACCAAGTTACTGGTCCAACATACTTTATTGAAAACTTCGTATATGTCCAGCACCCAACTAAAGGTCGTGTTCCTTTTAAGTTATATCCATATCAATATGAATTGTGTGATGTATACCATAACTATAGAAACTCTATCGCTATGGTTAGTAGACAAATGGGCAAATCAGTGTTGGCTTCAGCATACTTGCTTTGGTTTGCAATGTTCAACCCAGATAGCACAATCTTAATAGCAGCACACAAATATCTTGGGGCACAAGAAATAATGCAAAGACTTAGATTTGCATATGAATCTGTTCCTGATCATATACGTTGTGGTGTTACATCATACAACAAAGGAAGTGTAGAGTTTGACAATGGCTCCAGAGTTATTGCACAAACAACAACAGAAAACACAGGTCGCGGTATGAGTATTAGTTGTGTTAGAACAGACAAGAGTATAGTTACCGTACGAGACAAAGAAACAGACGAAATTAAAAAAAGCACAATAAGAGAACTCATAAAATTAAGCAATGAAGAAAGAATTGAAAAGAACAAGGATTTGTCAAAGGACGTTGCATTAACAAAAAACACAAAGTATGAAGTGCTAACGATTAAAGGTTTCAAAGACTTTGGAGGTATCACAGTTGCACTTAAAAGTTGCGTTTTGCTTACAACAAAAAAGTATCAAATTGAGTGTACACCAGATCATGAATTTTTTTCAATAGATGGTAATTGTTGGAAGAGCTGTGATAAACTTTTAATTGGTGAAAATATTAGAACCGAATGTGGTAGTGATACGATTACTGGAATCTTAGAAACAGAAACACATGCAGTGTCAGATTTGATCAATGTACAAGATACACAATCATTTATAGCCAACGGAATTGATGTACATAACTGCGCATACCTTGACGAATTTGCGTTTGTTAGACCAACCATAGCCAGAGAGTTTTGGACATCATTGAGTCCTACTTTAAGTACAGGTGGTAAAGTTATCATCACAAGCACACCAAACCAAGACGACAACCAATTTGCTGAACTTTGGTTTGGTTCACAAAAGACTATAGATGAATATGGAAATGAACAAGATATAGGTGCAAATGGATTCAAAGGTTACTTGGCAACTTGGGAATCACACCCAGAACGTGATGAAGAATGGGCCAGAGTAGAGTTTGAAAAAATTGGATCTGATCGATTCAAGCGCGAACATCTTTGTGAATTTGTTTCATACACAGAAACACTTATATCAGGTGCTAAATTGCTGCAACTTGAACACGAACAACCAATCAGAAAAACAGGACAAGTTCGTTGGTATGAACCCATAAAAGATAAAAAGATTTATACCATAACACTTGACCCAAGTATGGGCACAGGCGGTGATTATAGTGCAATCCAAGTATTGGAATTGCCTTCTCTAAAACAAGTAGCTGAATGGAGGCATAATAAAACAAGAATCGAAGATCAATTAAAAGTTTTAAAAAGCATAGCAATAGAAATACAAGAAACAGCACCAAAAAGTGAGATTTATTGGACAGTTGAAAATAACTCTATAGGAGAGGCGTGTCTTGTTGCCATAAGAGAACAAGATGAAGAAACCTTCCCGGGCACTTTTATGCATGATCCAAAAAGAAAGTCCACCGGAATAAAAAGAAAAGGATATAACACAACAAATCAAAATAAACTTGAAGCGTGTGCTAAATTAAAGCATTTAGTAGAGAATGATAGGATTTCAATAAAAAGTAAAAGTTTGATTCACGAATTAAAATATTTTATCGCAAAAGGAAATTCTTATAGTGCTTGTGCTGGTGAAACTGATGATTTGGTGATGAGTCTTTTAGTAAATATACGCATGTCACAACACATATCCCAATGGGAAGAGGGTTTAGAAAATATGATGGACTATCGTTTCTCTGATGATGAGGAATTCGATAACGAACCGATGCCAGTTATCGTATAATCGGTGAACTACTGCTGAGCCACGGCTCTTGTGGTTTTCTGCGGAATGACGATAAATAACGTTATGATCATCTATAGACGCATTCATCCACAGTGCCACGGCTCGTGTGGCTTTCTTTTTGATTCCGGTAAATACAGTTATGACTAATTTTGAAGATGTTTCCAATAGAATATACGGCATAATAACTGGACAACAACACCAAGCAAGGATGTACACTGAAGAAGGTGTTGAAACAACAGATCCAACTGAAGCTCGTAGATTTTTTGTTAGTGATCCAAACTATATGGTGACGCTGGACCAAGATTCCAGAGAGATTATTGTCAATAGAAACAAGCACACTGATCTGGAAGACTTCAGCAAACTGATGAAAAAGCTTCGTATGCTTAGTAACAGGCATATGCTGAAAACAAATCTTCAAGTATTCGGTAGACAAATAAAGCCAAAAGATTATGCGATGCAAGCAAGACTAAAAGCAAAAAAGAGTGATGAAGTTCTAGAGTCTGCAATGTATGGAACTAGAAAGACTAGCTACCAAGCACTAGAGGATGTCAAAGTTGTAGTAAAGCATAAACAAGACGTAGACGAAGAACAAAAAGGTTCAAGAAGCAGAGGCATAAAGTCTATCTATATAGAAGCAAACGGTGAAAGAACACGTTTTCCTTATCCATTATTGACCGCTGCCCGAGCAATGGCCAGACATATAAGTAAAGGAGGTGATTTCCAAGATGAGATAGGTCAACACATAATGGAACTTACTGAGGAGATGGTGAACTTACGCGAATTCAACACATATGCCAGAACACTAAACCATAATCAACAGTCTGATGAGATATTAAACTTATCCAAACAACAATATAAAATAGCAAAAGAAAAGCTAAAAAAGTATAGCGGAAAGAGAACGTATGAAGACGCTTGCAAAGAAGCAACCGCAAGTGATGACACTGAGGTAACATATAACAGCGATGACGTAAAAGACTTGTTCACTGTAAAGCACATTGATCAAAGAGTAGAAGCGGCACTTCCCTTCATTAACAACATAATAAAGGAAAAACTAAAGCGAGAAAAAAGAATACAAGCACTTTCTGAAAAACCGTTTTATGTTAGGAATGAACAACTATTGCCAGAAGATGAAGTAATAAGGTACTATACACCAGAAATCAATCTTGGCAAGAAATTAGAGTGTGTTATTAATAGCGCACAGGAACAAAACGAACTATCCGAATATATAAAAGGCGTTGCTGAAAAGTTAATGAATGGAAAAACAGTAACAGAGTTTGATAAAAAAATAATGAAAAATTTTTTAGAAAATGTTAAATTAACGATTGACAAGTAATAAATAAAGTTCTACAATAGTTAAAGTCAAATAATCCAATGCGTGTTATTTGATTCATAAAAGGCAGTTAAATCGCATTTAGGTATATCATATAAGGAGAAAAATAAAAATGCCAACATTAGAAGACATCCGTGCAAAACTAAAAAGCATGGACAACAGAAACAATAATAACGCTAACCAAGAAGAAGAAGGCTCACTAGTTTACCCCCACTGGAATATTGAAGAAGGATCAACAGTCTCACTGAGATTCCTACCTGATAAAGATCCTGATAACACATTTTTCTGGAGAGAAAGACAACAAATTAATCTGGAGTTTCCAGGTGTTGTTGGCGGGAATACTGACAAGAGTATTTTTGTTAAGGTCCCATGTATGGAAATGTACGGTGAATCTTGTCCAATACTAAATGAAGTTCGTCCATGGTGGAAAGATCCAGATCTGGAAGAAACTGCACGAAAGTATTGGAAAAAGCGTAGTTACTTTTTGCAAGGTTTTGTTTTAGATGACACACTAAACGAAAAAGTAGTACCTGAAAATCCAATCAGAAAGTTCATAATTAGTCCACAAATATTCAATATCATCAAGGCAGCACTTCTTGATCCAGATATGGAATATATCCCAACTGATTATGATAACGGTGTTAACTTCCAAATCGTTAAAGCCAGCAAAGGCGGATACAACGATTATAGCACCAGTAAGTATGCAAGGCGTGAATCTTCGCTGACTGACGAACAGAGACAAGCTATTGAAACATATGGTTTGTTTGATCTAAAAGAATGGCTTCCAGAAAAGCCAGATCAAGAAGCTGTTCAAGTTATCAGTGAAATGTTTGAAGCAAGTGTAAATGGTGAAATGTATGACCCAGCAAAATGGGGTCGTTTCTATAAGCCATACGGTCTAGATATTGCTTCAACTTCTGCTTCTGTTAATGTGCCAAAAGCAGTTAACAGAAACGAGTCTGAACAAAAATCTGAACCAGCACCAGAACCAGAACAGAAATCTGAACCAGTAGTAGAAGAACAAAAGAAAGAAGAAAAAACTGCTGATAAGCCATCTGGTGGCGGAACTAGTGCAGAAGATATTCTGGCTAAAATCCGCAGTCGTACTACATCTTAAGTTATATCTGATAAAGTGTAAACGTAGTGGGGAGTTCGTTCTGGACTCCTTCACTATTTCCTACAGGAGAAATTATGTCAAAAACCTTTGATCCTTCAAAGTTCAGGAAGGGCATTACAAAAAGTATTACAAACATCGCAGCAGGATTCAATGATCCAGACACTTGGATACACACAGGAAGTTATGGTCTAAACTACCTTATTTCTAATGACTTTTACCGTGGTATCCCAATGGGCAAAGTCACTGTTCTAGGTGGGGAAAGTGGAAGTGGAAAATCGTTTATTGCATCAGGAAATCTAGTCAAAAATGCACAAGACCAAGGTATTTTCGTGGTTCTAATAGACTCAGAAAATGCATTGGATCAATCTTGGTTGGAAGCAGTTGGTGTAGATACATCTGAAGATAAACTACTACGACTCTCTGTAAGTATGATCGATGATGTGGCAAAGATCATATCCGACTTCGTTAAACAATACAAAGACGATTATGGTCACATGGAAAAAGAAGATCGACCTAAAGTGTTATTCGTGGTAGATAGTCTTGGTATGTTGCTAACACCAACAGATGTGGACCAATTCGATAAGGGTGATATGAAAGGCGACTTGGGTAGAAAAGCCAAAAGCCTTACTGCATTAGTTAGAAACAGTGTTAATCTTATTGCACAATGGGATATTGGTCTTGTTTGCACAAACCACACATATGCTAGTATGGATATGTTTGATCCTGATCCAAAACTGAGTGGTGGTGCTGGATTCATTTTTGCAAGCTCTATTGTAATCGCAATGCGAAAACTAAAACTAAAAGAAGATGAGAACGGAACAAAAATCACTGATGTAACAGGCATTCGTTCAGCATGTAAAGTGATGAAAAGTCGCTACAGCAAACCATTTGAAAGCATTGAACTAAAAATACCTTATGAAAGTGGTCTTGACCCTTACAGTGGTTTATTTGAACTGTTTGAAAAGAAAGGTCTTCTTGCTAAGAGAGGCAACAGATATCTATACACAGATAACAACGGTGACGAACATTTATACTTCAAGAAAGAGTGGTATAAAAACACCAATGGTATACTAGATTTGGTAATGAACGAGTTTCACTCCAGATCGCAAGAAACAGATGAAGACGTAGAAGAGGAAAATCAAGAAAATGAATGAATCGTTTGTAATAGACTTATGGTCTGCCATCAAACCATATATACCAAAAAAAGACAGAGGTGTAGCAGCAGATGTTCTGATTAATGTATTGGATGAATATGGGTATGCAGATGGACTAGACCAATTAACAGATATTGACAAAGACTTGCTGACCGCAGCATTAATACACTTTGGCATTGACGAAGAGGAACAATAATATGTCACATGCACTTATTGAGCAACTAAAAGAAGCCTTAACAGAGCGAAACTTAGCAGACACTAAGAACGCACTAGAAAGTATCTCAGTGAGTATTACTGAAAAAGACACATCACTAATACAAGAAATCACAGCACCCCCTGTTATTACTGATTTACACAAACAAATTGGTGAATGCTTTGGTGTTCCACAGAGAGCTATGATGCTTAAAAATCGCGTATCTACAGCACAGAGAAGAGCATTGTTATTTGTGAAAGCAATGCAAAATGGACTAAGCAAAGTAAAGGAGGAAGAATAACTTGGTTAGAGTACCTGATGTAACATTCATGACAAGAGTAAGAGACGAGTCAATTGGTGGTGACAATCCATATCGTTGGCAAAAAGTCACTTCATCAGAATTGTTTGACGGTAAGAGAGTGGTGATTTTTTCATTGCCTGGGGCCTTCACACCAACCTGTTCAACATATCAAGTACCTGGGTTTGAAGAAAATTACGAAACCATTAGATCTTTGGGTGTAGACGATGTATATTGTGTATCCGTAAATGATTCATTCACTATGAACAAATGGGCACAAACACAAAACATTAAGAACATCAAAATGGTCCCAGACGGAAATGGAGAGTTCACTAAAGGCATGGATATGCTTGTGAACAAAAGCAATCTCGGATTTGGATATCGCTCATGGAGATATGCTGCGGTTGTTGATAATGGAATCGTAGAAAAAATGTTTGTTGAACCAGGAAAGAGTGATAATTGCGAAGACGACCCATACGGTGAAACTTCTCCTGAAAATGTGATATCCTTTCTTAACGAGGTCTAAAATAAAATGGCTACTTGGTATAATAAAGTTGTGAATGACATCTCTCTGTTGCCTGATTGTATTGATTACTTCAACCGAGAGTTAGAGTCTTCAAGAAATACTGACCTCAAAATACGAGGACAAGAAATTACCAAAGTTGCCACAGTTTTGCCAGGCACAGTAGAGTATAGATACAATCAACTACAAGAAATAGAAGCTATACTAGAGTACCTCAACATTGAACTCAAGAAACAAAGGAGTGTGACTTTCAGAAAATATTTGGAAAACTATCAAAGAGCACTAAGCTCAAGAGATGTGGAAAAGTACGTGGATGGTGATAGTGAAGTGATTACTATGGCCTTGTTAGTTAATGAGTTTGCTTTGGTTAGGAATCAATGGATTGGACTAACCAAAGCACTTGATATAATTCACTGGCAAATAAACAACATTGTTAAACTTCGTGCAGTTGGGTTAGATGATGCAACACTCTGAGGGAAGGATTATCCCTTCCCTCCCAATACACTTAAACCACCATGCTCACCTGGGTCTTTTTCTGCCACCCCAGCATCATCAGTTACTTGGTCAATGATTAACTTGTTTGTTACTTTGTGTATCCTTCTGTTCTTTCGACGCTCTAACTCACGCTCTAAAAATTCTTGATTGTACTTGTCACCATATAAATTAGTAACATCAACTTCTTGTTCATGATCTGAACCTAATTTTGGCTCATAGTTCTCTTTCCATTCATCACTTGCAATTTCAAGCATGTGTTCTGTATAGCTGTCTCTTATATCGTTTTCTCCATACACAGCAACAGCACCCAATGGAACACAAGAATGTTCAGCCACATATTGACGCAACACATCGTGTGATACTGGATATGACAACTTAATCGTTGTTATATATACTCGGCTATTCTTTATGTTTGGAAAGTCAAGTGGATGTTCTTGTATAGGTGTTCTTGAAAACGGTGTTATTGACTTTAGATCATACTTTGACAGTGCTGACTCAAGCTTTTCAACTTGTTCATCAGTTATATCGTCACAAGCAAACTTTAGCTTGTATTCATATTCTTTATCAGCTTCTTCAAAATAGTAGTTTAGAAATTTTTTAGACATTGTACTAAAATCCTCACATTGTGTTGTAGTATTAGTATTTACCTGTGTTGGGTAAATATACATCAACAGACCTCAGAGGAGCAAAAATGAGTGACATTAGAAAGTTAAAGAATCAATTAGCAGACTTATTTCAAGAAACAACACAGCATGTGAGTGATGTTGATATATTTGCAGAACCTGAACCATACGAATATGCATTGTCTGAGAGTGTTAATTCACATGAAGATTGTGAATTTGTTGATGTTGAGGCAGTACATGCTGAAAGTTTCAGAGAGTATTTGTTAGCGAATCCACATTTAACAGAGAACAAGTCAGCAAAAGTTCGCATAGATGCAAAAAGCGCCACCCCCAAAAAGGATCAGCCAGTTCACAAAAGTGACACACCAGAAGAGATAAAAAAGAATCTTGAAAAATTACGAAAGCAATTTGATGTAGAATTAGTTGATGATTTTGAGCAGTACACTAGTAATGCACCCAAAACAACAGACAAGGAAGAGAGCCTTTTAACAAAAAGCATTAGAGAAAGTTCACATATACGCTTTGGTGATATAGCTACCATAAAGACAAACTTTCAAGATGCAGATTTTTGGATAGTTAGAAGAGGTAGTGAAGAAACAGTTGGACAACCTACCAAAGAATTTTCACCAGAGCACATTGGCGTAAAGATTGAAAGGACTGATTTGTTACTTCCTGATTATATGTACTATGTGATTATGAATTTCCATCAACGGGGTGTATTCAAACAGCTTGCAAGAGGAACCACAAGACTCGTTAATATTAAATCAGAAGACATAAAAAATATACCCCTTGAAATTCAAGATCCTCTTAATGAAGCACGTGGTGACATCAGAAAAGGCATAGCTGCAATCGCAATACTAGCAAGCTTATGGGGTGTCAATCATCAATTGGCTAAACAAGCATATGAGTCTAGTCCGCAACTACAAAAGCTAACTGCATATCTTGAAGTAGCAAAAGAACACGACGACAAACGTATGATAGATCAACTAAAAACAAGAATACAAAACCACAAAGCAAGACTGAAGCTTGGTAAAGGTGATGTCATGGGGCCAGGTGGTCAACCAATTGATGTTGTCTACGATAAAGATGTCAAAGAGACAAACAAAATAACTGCTGATGAAGATCCATGTTGGCCTGGTTATACAATGCGCGGTACAAAAACAAAAGATGGAAAAGAAGTTCCCAACTGCGTACCAGGAGAGAAAGGATGAAAACATTCAAACAGTATCAGCTTATCGTAGAATCCGCTCAGAGCGGATGTCCTTTACCAACTGTTGATTTAGAAGTGAACACAAACAACAGAGACGACGCGATCCAACAAGATCATGTGAAGTACGGTCCTTTGAATGTTGATGAGCCTGGCAGTTACTGGGAAGATATTGCTGATCATTGGGACACCACTGTGGAAGCGGCCAAATCAAGCCTCTGTGAAAATTGCGCCGCTTTTGATATTTCACCAAGAATGTTAGAATGTATGCCCGGAGAAATATCTGATGCAGACGGACACTTTGGGTACTGTTGGATGCACCACTTTAAATGCCACAGCGCAAGAACATGCCGAACATGGGCAAAAGGTGGACCTATAACAACAGACAAAATAAGTTTAGATTGGGAAGAAAAGAACCAATGAAAGAATTTAGAAAACTAATGGAAGCTTCACAAGAAGCAGTAACAATTTCACAAGTCATACAGGAGCACATAAGCAGAAGAATACCTCTAAACAACAGCTTGTTTAGATTGGGTTCAGAGGCCTATATTGAAGTGTTCAGTGAAGCAAAAGAAATGCGTGAAAGAGGAGAACTCCCAGAACTTGATGAAATATCAGAGGCCTTGCTCCAAACTGATATCGGTGAGTATGGTGAATATAATGGTAATTTAGTTCCTCTTGATCTTCCACAACTAAACGAAGACCCAAATGAATCCCGAATAATACACAAGCAAATATGGAAAGAAAACAAAGACAAATATATGTCTGCGCTAATTGAATTTTTAAATGAATGTGTAGATCAAGAAAACGTTAATGAAAATCTTGTTGCAGTATCCCAGAGACATAGTGTAGAATTACTAAAAGAATTTGTTGACTATCTAGTAGAAGAAAAAAAGCTACCAAGAAAGTTCTCACCCACATACAAAGATTTAACTGAAGCAGAATACCAAGGAAGAAAAGTTGAACTAAACAAACCAAAGCGCGGTGGTAGTAAATCATATTATGTATACGTGAGAAACCCAGACACTGGAAATGTAATCAAAGTGGAGTTTGGAAGTGGTATGCCTGCTAAGTTAGATGACCCAGAAAGAAGAAAAGCTTATGACAGTAGACATGGATGCAGTGCTGGTAGACACAACGACAAAACAAAACCAGGTTACTGGTCATGTAGACTTCCAAGGTACGCTGATGCGTTGGGGTTGAGCGGCAGTGGTCAGTGGTGGTAAACCTTACATAGAAAAACAAACAAACACTGAAACAATAAGAATGTTTGATGTTAAACTATCTGATCTCTATGTTTGGCATCGAGACGAAAACAACAGAACTATAACTGTAAAACAAGGAACAGGTTGGAGGTTTCAGTTTGATAACGAACTGCCGTTTCCAATCGTTCCAGGCGATCAAATCTTTATCCCCCATTATCATTACCACAGACTAATTCCAGGTGATGACAATTTAATCATTTCCATAGAAGAAGAACTTGATTTTCAAGAATCAATAGATAGCCTCTTAAAAAATATTTGACTTTCCTCAGAAAAGGACTTAAAATAGTAAACCATGAGAAACTGTAAATTAATAATACTTGATGAATGTAATTGTAAGTTTGAAGGACTAGATGTTACAACTCGAAGAAAGCTTTCAAACAAAGTTAAGTTTATGTTACCTTATGCAAGACATACACCAGCGTTCAAATTAGGAAGATGGGACGGTTGTATTAGATTTTGTGATATAGGTGGTAGAACAAACATAAACTTACTTGACAGGCTAATACCTATAGTTAATGATGCTGGTTATCAAATAGAAATAGAAGACCGAAGACAACACTACGATTTTCAGTTTGAGAAAATAACAAAAGATAGTTATAGTCATATTAAGTGGCCAGCCGGTCATAAGTTTGAAAACCAACCGATAGAAGTCATGGATCACCAAGTTGATGCAATCAACTCATATCTTGAAAATCCCCAGTGCATGCAACAACTACCAACTGCATCTGGTAAAACACTGATAACAGGTATATTGTCTAATAAAGTGGAGCCTTACGGCAGAAGCATTGTTATCGTTCCAAGTAAAGATTTGGTAACACAAACAGAAGAAATGTACTTGAACATGGGCTTGGATGTGGGTGTGTTTTACGGAGACAGAAAAGACTACAATAAAACACATACTGTGTGTACATGGCAAAGCCTGGAAGTACTAAACAAAAAAAGTAAACACTACGATGAAAGCTTTGATATAGAAGACTTTACACAGGATGTAATATGTGTTATAGTTGACGAAGCACATGGACTAGGAGCCGAAGTATTACGGAAATTAATGACTACTGCCTTTTCTCGCATACCTATACGATGGGGAATGACTGGAACAATACCAAAAGAAGAAGCTGACGCACTGTGTCTCACTGCTACTGTTGGTCCTGTTGTTAACTCAATAAAAGCAACTGAACTACAAGAGAAAGGCAAGCTGGCTAACTTACAGATAGATATATTACAACTCCAAGATAATATAAAAGCATTCAAGACTTTTGCAGATGAATACAAATATATTACCACTTCAAACGATGTGTTAGAATTTTTGGCTAGTCACGCAATATCACAATCTAACTCAGGTAATACACTAATATTGGTTAACAGAGTAGAGTCCGGAAGAAAACTACTTGATATTATACCTGATTCAGTGTTTATTAGTGGTGCTGTAAAAAGCAAACAAAGAAAGTCTGAATATGAAAGTGTTCAGAAAGAAAATAACAAAGTGATCATAGCCACATATGGTGTTGCAGCCGTTGGCATTGATATTCCAAGAATTTTCAACTTGTACTTGTTTGAACCGGGAAAAAGTTTCATCAGAGTAATACAAAGTATAGGTCGCGGAATCAGAACCGCAAAAGATAAAGACTTTGTGAATGTATTTGATATTTGCTCTAATCACAAGTATAGTAAAAGACACTTAACTGAAAGAAAGAGATATTACCGAGAACAAGGTTATCCATTTAAAGTGATTAAGAAGCCATTATGATTAAAAAATTTAGCATATCACTACCCGAAAAAGTATTTGAATATGGATATATCAGTACTAATCCTGACTCATTCGGAGTCCTATTATCCATCGAGTCAATTCTTCGTGATTTTGACGAAAATGCCAGGATAACAAAAGCAGAAATACATATCGATCCAGAGTTTTTTGTTCCTGTGCTTCGTCTTTCTATAGATATAGACATAGATGAAAAAAAACAAATGCATCACAAGTTAAAGACTGGTGAGAATATTTGGTATTATTTAGAGCGACAATTCTCATTGACCATTATACAAAACTGTATTGATTAGCGAGGAGGTTAAAATTTTTATACTAACTGAAGAAAACACAGTATACAATTTAGACTGTATACCTGACACAACAGAAGACGATATAAGGTATTGCGTTTGGGACTGTTCAAATATAAAGCACACCGATTTTTATTGGTTGCCACTAATATTTCTGGAAAGCTTTAGTGCACCCGCAGTTGTATTACAAGTAGGTAATAACACTATACAAATGCCGCTGGACTGGAGTATTATGGTCTGTGATGAACATATGTCATCTTTGGAAGTAATGCCGCTTGTTGATCTAAATGATAGAGGATTTCATACACTATTATTCAACCCACTAAGCAACAACGTACCAAAGACTGAAGAAGTTGTCATCACAGATGTGTATGCGGATGTGAAGTGGTACTTTCCTAAACTAAAGAATAGCAATTTACTTGTGCACCCACTTGACTCGAAAAATGATCCGTGGTGCAGTTTATTTGTTAAAGAAGGAAACAAAGTACCTGATCCAATAGACGTTGGGTTGTTGTTTGAATGATTTCACTGTCTAAGTTGTCAACAGCAGACTTGCCTGTTTTGTCGCTTGTTATTAATACGCACATGATCAATTTTTGTATCTGTACTGTGTATATTGATAATCGACCTTATATTATTCTGAGAGACGAACATATCTCTGGTAAAGAGTTGTTTTTGAATCGCATAAAGCACAGTGAGGAGTTGTTAGAATTAACAGACTCACAAGTATGTGATATTGTGAGTGACACACTTGGACAAGAAGAAATAAGAAGAACAATATATAACGAGTTAGGAGTTTCATGAGTAAAAAGATTCCTCTAGATAAGATGCTACACGCAATTGATAACAACGACCAGCACTTCTATGAAAACCTCAGTGAAGAACAAAAGAAAGAGTGGAGTGCTTGGCTTTCTATGCGCTATGCTAGTTCAGCAACGGGATCAGACGCATATCACTATTTGCTCATGGTAAACTCCTTGGTGAATGTTGATTTCAATACGATTAGAAATCACCCACAGCTACAATGGAAGTTGCTATCTTTGTGTGGTACTGGCTCTAAAAGCTTTCACCCATGGATTGCACCACCGAAGAAAGGCAAGCGTTCAAAAGCATATGATTTTCTATTGGAAACATATCCGCAAATGAATCCAAAAGATGTACAAGATTTGTGTGATATACTGTCTAAAGAAGAGCTAATACAATTGTGCCTAGAAAGTGGACTGGATAAGAAACAAGCAAAGGATATAGCAAAGTGAGTAAACCATTTGTGTGCGGATTTTGTCAGCGTGATTTCAGAAATGAAAAAACACTTTCTGCTCACATGTGCCCAATAAAAAGAAGACATCTAGAAAAAGACACAGTGGCAAGCAGAATGGGCCTTGAATTATACAGGCGGTTTTATGAACTTAATACTAATTCTCAAACACCAAAAACATTCAATGATTTTGTTACAAGTAGATATTATGTGTCTTTCATAAAATTGGCAAGACACATAATGGACCTCAGACCCATTGATCAAGACCGTTTTATTGATTACTTATTCACAAACGGTATAAAAGAAAATCTGTGGTGCAGAGATAAAACCTACGAAAATTATATTGTTGACTTACTAGAAAAAGAAAATCCTGATAGAGCACTTGAACGTAGCATTGAAACTATGGCAAAGTGGGCACAAGAAAATGGTAAGCACTTTAGTGATTTTTTCAAAGAAGTGTCTACTGGTGAAGCAACCAACTTAATACGTTATGGAAGAATATCACCTTGGGCATTGTATCTTGCGGAAACATCAGATAGCTTAATAGAACGATTGTCTCCAGAACAAGATCAAATAATTTCTAAAGTTGTTAAGTTAAAGAACTGGACCAAGATTTTCAAAGTAAAAACAAATCAAATAGAATACGTGAAACAAATACTACAAGAGGCAGGACTATGATAAACTATGCTGACATTGACATTGACATGAAAAACAGAAACGATTTATTATGTCATTTACGTCATGTACCAGCCAGCATACAAAGAAAAGATAAGCCAGAAAAACACAACAGTGGTGTTTACTTTCAACCTATCCCACTAAATCCACTTGAAAACGTGGCCAATATAGATCATAATCGTGCTGCGGAGCTTGGGTATTTCAAGATAGATTTACTTAACAACAGTATATATCAGAAAGTAGAATCTGAAGATCATCTAAATGCACTACTAGAACGCGAACCAACTTGGGATATGCTTGAAGATCCAAAAATAGTTAAGGAATTGTTTCATTTAAACAATCACGTAGAACTCACAACAAAGATGAAGCCTATGTGTATTGATCATCTGGCTATGTTATTAGCACTTATACGCCCAGCAAAGTCTTACTTGCGATATCAACCCTGGGATGTTGTTGAAAAGAACGTGTGGAAAAAAGAAAAAACAGACAGTGGGTACTTTTTCAAGAAGTCACACAGCTATGCTTTTGCTATGGTGATAGTCGTACAATTAAACCTAATTAGAGAGGAACAAAATGACACATGATATAACCACTAACGTGGTTTATACACCTCCAAGGTTACAACTTGTTAAGTTGTTTTTTGATAGTCTTAGAATGAAAAACATTGAATTGAAACGCAGTGATACCAGTAGAATCATTGTTACGTTGTCTGACAAAGACATGCTGATCATACAACTAAGGTATGATGACATACGCACCCACTTAGATGCGTATGTTAAAGAAAACGTTCGCAAGCTATACAACTTACAGTTGTCGGAAAGGTTTAATCTATTTTCCGTACTAGAGAGATCTGACGACGCTTGATTCTTTTTTGTATGATATCACCAAGAGAAATAGATGGGCCGAAAATAATCTCAGCATCTTTTTTGTTGACTGTCTTTAGTATGTGTTTGAACTGGTCCATCTGGCCTCGCATGAATATATTAATGGGTACCAGTCTGTTGCTTTCATTCCACCAAATGTCTCCGAATTCCAAGAATAATCTTTTTTCATCTGATGATTTTAGTTCACCGTAGTTGTAAAAAGTTATTAATCGGTCACTTGAGTTTTGAATCACACATATGTATTCTGTGTTTGCGTACCTAACACAAGAAAGAAATGGGTAGTTGTTTTTTATTATTTCTAAATTCATGATAACAATTATTTACCGGGTGGTTAACTACTTCTGAGTCTGGGCTTGTGTAGTTTTCTACGTGAAACAGGTAAATACACGTAAGATGAGCAACATATTCAAGCTATACAGAAACAAACATACAGTTGACTTGATGCGAGTTGACAACGTTAATTTCCAAAACATCAGGACCGATAATACACCCATGAATAGAAATAATATAAAACTACACAAAGGCGTAGACAATGAAATAAGATTTCGTGTTTTCAATCAAGATAGAAAACCTGTTAGTGTTGATCATCTTTCTGTTGTTGCGAAGCTAACCAGTCCGCAAAATGGCGAACAAGTATTACTAAGATACTTGAGTATAAGTCCGCAAAAAGGATTTATGCAACTACGCATATTAGAAGGTGATTTAGTTAACATTGCACCTGGCCTATACTCACTGTGTATACTTGGAGAAGAGCCATTAGTTCCTGGGTCTGATCTTGAGAATTACAGAACACCATTTTACACTGACACAGGAAATAGTATTGTTACAACAGTTGAGGTTGTGGACTCCGCAGACAAAACACCAAATCCTTCTTTTGTTATAGATGAAGATGATTGGAGACTTATTAAGCAGCCATCAAAGATTACTCAGTTACAAAATGATGTATATGAGTATCAAACTAGTGCAGTGCCAGGTTCCAGAGTTAGAAACCATATAAATGCACTACATACACTTGCTTTATTCACTGAGAATTTCACTGGTACTATCCAGGTATATGCTACATTAGAATTGCAACCACCAGAACAACTAATACACTGGTTTCCAGTAGACTTAACCAGCGGAACAAATTATGCTGAATTCTTTGAGTACACAGGAAGTATGTCTTTTTCTTTTACCGCTAACTTTATGTGGTTGACTTTTGTTAAGAGGCCTGGATTCTTTTTCGAAGACTCAGCATTTGTTGGTAGAACAGTACCACTTGAACTTGGAACAGTAAAAAAAATTATACTAAGGTAACTCTTTACAACAAGATTGAACTGTGATATATTATTGAGTATGTCACTGTATCAATCTTTATCCAATACACTCTCTTCTTACTTGCCACCACTGAAAAGCACACCAAGCGGTTGGAAAAAAACCAACTGTCCAATGTGCGTTCGCCGTGGAGAAACAAGAGACAAAAGAGAGCGATTCGGTATTAACTTCTCATCTGACATGATAGGTATGAACTGCTTTAACTGCGGGTTCAGTGCACTATGGGTTACTGGTTCAGAAATTTCTTGGGACATAAGAGAGTTAATGGAAACAATAGGTGTTCCTGATACACAGATACAAAATCTGTACTTCCGCTCTTATATGGAAAAAACTAACATTCCAATACCGACTCTGAGCATACTAGAAGACATAAAAGAGTGGGAGCCAGTTAGTCTACCACCTGACTCACTGCCGATTAGTGTATGGGCTGAACATGAATGCACAGATCCAGCTTTCTTAACAGTTGCACAATATGCAATGAGCAGAAAGATATACGACTTGAGTAAAGTCTGGTGGACACCATATAAAAAATATCGAACCAATTACAGGTTGATACTGCCTTACTACCATCGTGATGCTATCGTTGGTTATACTGGAAGAATGGCTGACAAAGCCAACGCAAAAAACCGATATTATCATATAACACCAGATCGTTACTTGTATAATTTAGATGCACAAAGAAACTACGAAAGAGAATACACTATAATAGTAGAAGGCCCATTTGACGCATTATTGTGTGATGGTATTGCAACACTCAGTAATAGCATAAACACATCACAAGCACAAATGATCAATACCATACATACAAAAAAAGTGGTTCTTCCAGACAGAGACCCAAGCGGTATGCCACTGGTTGAAGCTGCTATGCAATACGGTTGGTATGTGAGCTTTCCACCATGGGGAAGAGGAGTAAAAGATTTAACTGATGCAGCAAAAAAGTACGGACTACTGTACTCTATAAGAAGTGTATTCTATAATATAACAAATGATCCAGATAAAATAAAAGTATGGCGCAAAATAGACCAAGGTAAGTACTAAACTAAGATTAAGGACTTTATGGAAATAACTGAATTCACTGAAGAAATAGAACATCTGTTTGTTCAATTCATGTATAGTGACCCAGAGATGTTCGTCAGAATCAAGAACATTCTGTCACCATCTTACTTTGATGATCCAGTAACAAGAAAGGTTGTAAAGCTACTAATTGACTACACCGACGATCACTCATCAATTCCAACAAATGAACAAATCAGGTCAATAACAGGCGTAAAACTTGAAAAAATAGAAGACATAAATGACGAACACGTAGACTGGTTTCTAAAAAATATTGAAAGATTCTGCCAACAAAAAGCAGCAAGAGAAGCTGTACACAAGAGCATAGATCTAATAAAAGAAAACCGCCTCGGCGAAGTCGTTGAAGCTCTGAAAGCTGCTTCTGAACTTGGTATTGTAAAAGACCTTGGTACTGACTATTTCTCTGATCCAGAAGCAAGACTAGAAAGCATGAGAGATAGAAAAAACACCGTAAGTTCAGGTTGGAAACACATAGATGAAAAACTATACGGTGGTTTCAATAGAGGTGAACTGAATATATGGGCTGGGCAAAGCGGAAGTGGCAAAAGCTTGTTTCTGCAAAACCAAGCACTAAACTGGGCGCAAATGGGATACAACGTTGTTTATATCAGTTTAGAACTAAGTGAGGATCTATGTAGTATGAGAATAGATTCCATGACCAGCGGTTACGGCCAAAAAGAAATAATGAAAAACATAAGTGATGTGAGCTTAAAAGTATCAACCTTTAAAAAATCTGGCAATGTTGGTTCACTACAAATAAAGCAACTACCAACTGGGTGCAATGCAAACGACATAAGAGCATATATTAAAGAATATGAAATACAAACAAGTGTCAAGGTAGATGCAATACTTATTGACTATCTTGATCTTTGTTTCCCAGCTAATAAAAAAGTATCACCAACTGATCTGTTCGTGAAGGATAAGTACGTCAGTGAGGAACTAAGAAATCTAGCTGTAGAACTAAACTGCTTGATGGCAACTGCATCACAACTTAATAGACAATCTGTTGAAACACATGACTTCGATCATTCTCATATAAGCGGTGGGATTTCAAAAATCAACACTTCCGACAATGTTATGGCAATTTTCACTACTATTTCAATGAAAGAAAGTGGTCGTTATCAGATACAATTTTTGAAGACAAGAAGTAGTGCTGGTGTTGGTCAGAAGGTAGATTTGAAATTTGATAACAAAACACTTAGAATCAGTGACCTCAGTGATGAAGAAATGGATGCAATCAGTGCTACTACTGCAACGGTATTAAATCAGTTAAACAAGAGTAACATAGTGAGCGATGATGACAAATCACAAGACAAAAGACATGAAGAAACAGCGCCAGTAAAAAGCAGTATGCAACTCAGGGATTTAATCAGAAGAACAAGCACAGTGAGCACAGGAAAATAGTGGAACTATGAAAAAGTATTGGAGATTTGGGCTAAAGCACTTGGAGAAAAAGCCAGCGAAGACAACAGTGAAGCAGATAAGGTTGCGCTCATTAGAACTGTGATTGTGATAGTCAACTTCATAACATGCTTCTTCATCATGGCTAATACAATCAATCACTGGTGATTTGATTTTTTAACTTTCCGGTAAATACCATTATGAAATATTTTATATTTGTTGTACTTGTTATTCTATTGTTATTTGGGTGTGATCCAGTAGAACACCACGAGCCCGTTAAAAAAACAATAGACAGAACTGAACTACCAATAGAAGTTAAAGTATACTTTTATGAGACTGTTGAAGAGGTAACAGAAGCATACAGAAATATACATGGAATAGATAGTAATATCGAAGTACCAATGTTGTATGGTTTTGCTTCATGGCCTCAATGGTATGACACCGACTCAAATCCAGTAGAATTAAAAGAACAGTTTTGGTGCGAGATACACAGTATACAACCAATTAACGTAAATGACCAAGGAACACTAACTCTTGGTCATGAAATGCTTCATTGTTTGTATGGAACTTATCACCAGTGAAGGACGAGCATGAGCAATAGAATTAGACTACAGCATAGTTCTAAAAGCATACTTGAAGAATTAAGTAGCAACACTCCTAAAAACAAGCTTAATCTATTAGAGAGCAGAGGCAGCCATGTTATTTCATCTGCTATAAATCTACTTGAGAGCATTGAGGAAAACTTTTCACAAGAAGAAGCTGATGTACTAATGAAACGGTTTTTTAGTGCTGTGAAAAACAAAGATCCAAATAGATTCATGAGGCAAGTACGCAAAATAAAGAAGGAAAAAGACGAATGAGAGCAAGACAATTTGATGTTGTGACTCACCTTGCTGATAGAATCAAGAACGAATGTCAGCCTTGGCTAAGAGAAACACAAAACTTAAGTGTGACTGCATATAGAGGTCTAAAAAAAGCCGGCATGGATTTGGATCGAAATGGTTACCGTGTAGCGAGCATTAGGCAAGATAGAAAACCAAGTGACACACCGTTAGCAGTACATGAATACTATAATGAAACAATACAAAAAGCTGGCAAAGTAGCTAATAGATCTAACTCATTGTTTGTTACCAGTAACAAAAGCGCATTGCTATATGATCCAGATATGTTTGGTGATTTTAATGAAGTCGTAGTGACTATCCCAATGGGTGAGTTTAATTATACTTGGTCAACACTATTCAAAGATGCGTTCCATTATTACGAAAAAAACGCCCGGTTGTATTTTAATATTATGGATAACACTTTTAGTCCACCAAGTGGACTCACGGATAAACTAGTTAACTCATGGCAAGGTGATGACGGCACATTGATGAGAGGACTCAGAAGCCTAGGAGAAGTGATGATACATGCCGAGGAAGCGTTTTACATAAAAAGACAACTATACGCAAAAGTAAAGAAAGTTTTAAGAGAACAGGAATAACATGAGAATAAGCGAAATTCTAAAAGAAGGTGGAAAAGCAATAGAAGGGGTTGTGCCTGTGACACCAGAGTCTTTTGTGGTGGTTATGCAGAACTTAAGAAATATGCTTCCAGAATTAAATTTCTATCCTGTTGGTTCAGCAGGCCAAAAGCCTTTGAGTAGTGACGTTGATGTGTTTGTTGATACCGCTGAACTGATGAGTGTCACTGACACAACCAAGCCAAAAGATGCAAGACTCAAACTTGAAAAAGAACTACAAAATCTTGGCTTGAAGACGTCAAAAAGTGGTGTTAGTGTGCATGCTGGAATTCCAACCGCAGAAAGCAATCAGATAGCACAAGTAGATATAATGACCGTTAACAATGCTGCACAAGTAGCACCGCTTCATCAACATGACTATAGCGAAGATCCACAAATGAAAGGTGGTGCTCTGTTTCCAATGATTTCAGACCTCGCCAAAGCCGCAGACCCTGATTACAAACTAAGTCCATACAGAGGATTGGTTAGCAGAGAAACTGATGAACTGATAACACTAAACAAAGACGAAATAGCCAAAAGAATATTGGGTGATTGGGCTTCAGCAGATGACATCAGTTCAGTGAAAAAGTTGCTAAGGGCAACAGAAAAACACCCAGATCTAAAACAAGTTTTGCAGGAACCAATTAGTGAATCTGTTGAGGCTTTTGCAGACCAAGTAAAACAAGAATTAAACCTTAACACGTTCATACTACAAGATCGCGGCGATGATATATACCTTTCAAGCATAATTATTGGAAAAGACAAACAAAAGAAAGGTCTCGGAAGCAAAGCAATGAAGAAGCTAACGCAGTATGCAGATGAACACGGTAAAAGAATAATTCTCACCCCTGCAATACAAGATCGCA